AATTTAGACAAAAAACGGAGTCATCTTCGTCACAAACCCATTACGAAGACCTACCGTTTTGATGCAAGAATTTTCTTGGCCGTTCCTATTCGCGGTATACTGTACGGTAGTATTTTACCTAGCGATTTTTCTTAGGTTTAGAAAATGAGGCGCTTTCAACTCAACAGGTGGACCGATGAAACTGGTGTTTCCGGGACGGGCATTGTTCTTCGGGGCATCGTTTTTCCATCTGGTAAAGTTGTCGTCGAGTGGAGAGCGCCAAAAACTAGCGTGGCTATTTACGATAGTCTGGCGATGTTTCGCGAGATCCATATAGAGGCCCATCCTGGCTGCGGCGAACTAGAATGGCTGGATGAACCATGAATTATGAAATGGGCATAGCGTTAGCAAAGAGTTTTGCCATGGCCCTTGGTATTTTGACTGGTATTTATTTGTGGATTACCAGTGGATGAAATCATAACGATTCAAATTCCATGGCACCCACCGCAAGATATCAAGATAAAATGCGTAGGTGAGGCGTTTGTCTTGTCGTTAATCGACAGACTTGGACGCCGAGTCTTTTTTGAGGGCCGAGATATTGGCTACCGGGTGCGAGTTTTTCGCTCTCGGGTTTATCAGTCTGTATCTGAGATTATCGTCCACGGCCCATGGGATAGCGCCATATATCGGGACTATCAGGGCAATTATCATGCGGTTATAATTCATGGCAAAAAAGACCAAAAAACAAACTGACGCCGAAATAACAAAGGCTCTCAATGCTCTACAACTGGAGTATGAGCTAGACGTTGTTGATAAACAGATTCTTCGCCTTATTTCGCAAGACATGATGTTGACCTGCCGGGAGATCGCCTCCAAGGTCGGTATGAGTTATCCGGCAGTCTCCAAGCGCATGAAAAAGCGCGGTTTTGTTTTGGCTTACGAGAATTTGACGCAGACGACCGCGCAAATTATGGAAGCAAACGCCAAAAAAGCCGCAAGAAGACTTGGGAGATTGATTGACGATGAGGAAAAAAAGATTGCTCTAGAAGCAAGCAAGATCGCCTTGAGTCCGTACCTGAATCAGCACCACCACACAGTCACCCAAACGAATGTGATGGTCTACCGCACCACGGTTCAGCCTGATGGGTCTTTACTCCAAGCTGTAACCGAAGCCGAGTATTCCGAAATTCCGCATGGTACTTTGCAATCTGAGTCGTGATCCGGTTCAATAGTAGAAACGGAGGACGAGTCATGAGTGTGGGAGTGGTGGGTGACATAGAGACGATGCAGATCCGACACGGGGACGCAATTATTTTGCGGCCACGAGAGGAGCTATCGGAAGCTCGCATCCATCAAATCTGTACTCAAATTCAAACATGGCTAGATTACCGACGAATCAAGGTCCACCTCCTCCTGATGCCGCATGATTGCGACATTATTATTTTAAGGGAGGATAAAAAATGAGGGATTTTCTGCCATGTTTGTGTGGCGAAGAAGCCGAACTTGATTTTGACGGTGGCTGGATATTCAAATGTCACGAGTGTGGATTACAATCAAATCCTGCTTTTAGTCCCCAAGCAGCGAGAAAATCATTTCGCCTTCTTGTGGCTAAACTGGAGGAAGACGAATGAGTGACGACGTGCGGTGTCCTTTGGACGCTATTTTGTCGTATATCCTCTGGGATAACTACGTACCGCCAGAAGAACGAAAGAAAAGTCATGAGCCTGAAGGTGAAGACGCTGAGAAGCCAGGAGTATCTATCGTTTGTGCGGGGCCACTCGTGCCTGATCCTTGGGACTGATTACGGTGTTGTTGCTCATCATGTCAGGATGCACCCCCACGGCGGGGGCATGGGTATCAAGCCTTCGGATTACCGTACAGTACCACTCAATCAACTAAAGCACTCAGAGCTTCACGCTATTGGCGAAAAAAGTTTCTGGAAAAAGTATAATCTGGTTCCAGAGCTTGCCATGTGCGACATGCTCCGTGTTTGGCTATTAAAAAGATATGGCTTGTCGGTCTCAGCGATTGAAGACCTTGAAACAGCCTTTGCTTTTATCGATTACGTCGAAAAGTTTTTTAACGGACAAGAATGACACCGAACGCCACGGCGTCCGGTGCCGCCGGTTTACCAACGAGGCTGACGCGAAATGTCAAGCTCGATGGTGTACAATAGACATATTCAAAAAAAATTCAATCGCATTGGGGAGGGCAAGGGCTTATGGACCGAGCTTTGTTCATCTCAGACTTGCAAATACCCTTTGAAGCTCCCCATGCGCTGGATTTTGTCAAATCCGTTGCCAAGGAGTTCAAAATTCCGGGTGACGCCATATACAACGTAGGCGACGAGGTGGATAGCTATTGGGGTGGAATGTGGGAGAAAGACCCTAACGCCTCCCACACAGCTACAAGTGAATTACAAGAATCGAGGAGGCGACTACAAGCATGGTATAAAGCCTTCCCTCAAATGAAGCTTGCAACGTCAAACCATGGCAATCGATGGGCAAAGAAAGCCACGATTGCGGGCATCCCATCACAGTTTCTCAAAGCCTACCATGATCTCCTAGAAGCTCCAAAAGGATGGGTCTGGCGGGATCATTGGCATATCAAGATGAGCCGTGCTCCGGTTCATATGTTCCATGGGGTCGGCTATTCAGGTGTCACGGCGTACCGCCAAGCGGCGATTGACAAGGGTATCAATGTTGTCTTTGGACACCTGCACTCTAACGCAGGAATAGCCCACGTCGTAACAGACCACGGAAAAAGGTGGGGAATGAATGTGGGTTGCCTTATCCAAACTAGTGCCTATGCCTTTCACTACGGACGCGACTCAAAATTCAAACCATGGCTAGGCTGCGGGGTCGTGCTGAATGGTGGGCTGACACCTATCCTTATCCCTTACGAAAGGTGACACATGTGGCGCATTAAGGATATCCCCAGGACTCTCGTGATCGGAGAAACGGTTTGGGACGTAGGGCTTGTGAAAACAATCACGGGGAGGTCGACCGATGTTGGTATCTGTGACAACGATAACAAAGAAATTTTGATCGCTCGTGGTCAAGGTCGTTACGAAACTCTGAAAACACTCATCCATGAAGTGCTGCACGCTTTCGAGTATGAGTATAAGCTCAGGATAGACCACGATCTTATCTATAAATTAGAGGAGCCTATTCTCAGGTTCTTCGCCGATAACTGGAATTATTTTCCTGATCGCAAATGAACAAAGTACACGATGCAAAATGTTTTCCTTATAGACCCACCAAAACCACACTCGCCGAAACAGGCGATGATTATGCAAGCATTTATGCACCCAGGAATTGAGGAGATCTGGGTTGCATGTGGTACGAAATTTGGAAAAACTCTGGCCGCAGCTACGGCCCAATCTATGGGTGTTCTTTCCAAGCCACGGGGAATCTATAGGTGGGTCGCCCCGATTTATACTCAATCTAAGATCGGGTACAACTACTGTCGCCAGATCCTCCCCCCTCCACCTCACGTCAAGCTCAACACCTCGTCCCTCGAAATCAGCGTTCCGTCTCTCGATAGCATGATCCAGTTTTACCATGCCCAAAACCCTGAAAGCCTGGAGGGGTATGGTATCGCTGGATATGTCTTTGACGAAGCCGCTAAGATCAAGGAAGCTGCATATCACGCTGCCAAAACTACCGTGACTGTAACCAGAGGACCGATGCTATTTTGCTCTACCCCATGGGGTAAGAATTGGTTTCATCGAAAATGTATGGCGGCACGGGAAGAGATGGCGAGGGCGAAGCACGAGGGCCGTATACCAAAGCAAATCTTTATTCGCGCTAGGACTATGGATAATCCATCGGTCCCAAAAGAGTCTATCGAAGCCGCTAGGAAAGCTCTGAGTGCCAGGTTGTTTAGGCAGTATTATGAGGCGGAATTTGAGGACGAGGGGTCCGTGTTTACGGGATATCGTAAATGTCTTTATACCCCAGAGCTAGACGTATATGGCGATGACCAGATATGGATCTCAGAGCGAGCCAAAGACGCAACCGTCGTGGTCGGCGCGGATTGGGCGAAGACTCAGGACTATTGTGTGTTCTTTGCCGTCGAACTTTCAACGCGACGAGTTCTTGGCTTTCAAAGATTCCACAAGCAACCGTATACGGAATCGATTAGGAGACTCGTTCGGTTCTGTCGAAAGTTTAAAGAGACGGAAATCGTCTATCACGATAAGACTGGCGTAGGCCAAGCCATTGACGATCAATTGTCTTATACTGATTTACGATATCACGGAGTAAACTTTACTAATTCATCAAAGGCCGAGATGGTCAATAAGCTCATCACGAGCTTTGAACAGGGTCATATTTTAGTCCCGACCTGGCCGACTCTGATTCAGGAGCTAGAATCGTTTGAGGTCCAACAAACAGAGAGTGGTAATCTTCGTTATGGTGCCGCAGGTGACGGGCATGATGACACGGTTTGCGCTCTCCTCCTTGCTCATGCCGCGTTGATAGACTACTCTGACAGACAACGCGATCTTGATTTCTTAGAAGACCTAAAGCCCCGTAGCCTTTCCGCTTTGGAGGCTTACTATAGCGAGCTTTCGGATGACTAACGATTACGAGAATCTCTTAATCGAGTTCTATGAAGAGAAGTCGGTCAATATCGCCGAACAAATATTCGACGATAGTTTTGCCATTTCTCCGCAAGATGCTCGAAATGTCGTTAGCCCAACGGCTCTCAAAAATTTGTATGCGTCAGAGGATTGGGTTTTTATCTTGGTGGACCGAATAGCCTCCAAGATTTCCTCTCAGTGGCTAAAAGTCATGGAAGAGGAGGTTGTGGACGGAAAGAAAACATCGCGTCCTGCCGAATCCCATCCCGTGCAAACCCTGCTCGAATCTCCAAATGACGAACAGGATTACCATACGTTTATGTATAACCTAGCCTCAGACGAGTGCTTAGGTGGCAATGCCTACGTGTGGAGAGCCAAGAGGAACAACCAGCTACTTACCTTGCCATTTGACCTGACCACCATTGATCTTGGCAAAGACGGTAGCGTTAAATCGTATATGGTAGCTGGTAGTGAGGATCTTGGGTCGAAATCGATCAAGTTCCTACCGGATGAAATATGCCATATCAAAAGGCCGAACCCTTCGAGCCGTATCTATGGGATGAGTCCATTTATCCCAGGTCGTAAGGCTTTACTATTTAACAAATATACAAGCGAGTACCTGAATAACTTTTACGTCAGGGGAGCTCAACCTGGTCTAATCCTAGAGCTAAATGATGTGACCAACGAGCGAGAAGCTGTCAGGCTTTTACGTTCGTTTGAAAATGCATACCGTGGACGCGGGAATCAACGCAAGACGATGATTATCCCTAAAGGTGTCGCGGTTCAAAGCATTGCCCATACCCTCGCAGATCAACAGCTCATTGAGTACGTACGGAACAACCGCGAGACGATCATCAATTTACTTCAGATACCCAAGCACGAACTGTCGATTGCCGAAGCCGGTTCGCTTGGATCTGAAGAATATAAGATCGCCCTTAAGAATTTTTGGAACGGTCAACTTCGCTCCATCATGCGCCGCATTGCTGGCAGTCTTACGAAATTCTTTAAGGCCGAACTAGGTGATGGACGTTACCTAGAGTTCGACTTGTCGGACGTTGACGTACTCCAGGAAGACGCCGACAAAAAAGCCCAACTTGCCGAACGCCTTTTGAACACTCATACCCTCAATGAAGTCAGATCGACTCTCTACAATTTGGACCCGGTAGAGAATGGTGATGTAGTGCGCGGCACAATGGCACCAATGGGACCAACCTTCCCAGGTGGTGATCCATTCGCCACCTTCGGAACGCAAGAAGCCTTAAGCCTGATTGAGCAAGTGCAGAAAGGCGCTATCACTAGAGACTCTGCGGCTGAGATCATGCACAGCCTATATGGTGTAAGTCGGGAGTCAGTAGAAAGAATCCTTCCAGCTATTTCTAATAATTCGGAAAGGATCGAAACAAAGGATTTCAATGTTACGCTTTTGCGTAAAAGCGTGGGCGACTGGTTCGAGAAAACTGACCAAGAGATTGCGAAGTCTTCCGAGGATGCTACATCCAAACTGGTCAAACGGTCACTAGGGGTATTTTCCGAAACTGCGGTCAAGGTAGCCGGGATCTTACTCGATTACGGAAAGAGTACCGAGGACTACGAGACAAAAGACCTTCCCGACCGTCGCGAGTTACGCAAACGCATCAAGAGAGCCATTGATAGCCTCGAAGATCAATATCTCAGTGGTCTGACCGATGAGCTTGAGGCGACAGTCAATACCGGATATGACACCGCCCTCGCTGTCAATTTTGGTGCTGATGAACGGGAGAGGCTCGCAGCCATACGGGAGAGAGGGGCGCAGGGTCGCCGTCTCATCCTGCAAGAGCGCGGCCTTGAGACTTTTGCCTCGATTAGCACGTCCACAACTGACCAGATCATGGGTGTCATCGACAAGGGAATGAAAGATAACCTTTCGATCCGTCAGATCACACAGTCTATTGCTGACTTCTTCACAGATGAGGAGGTTATGGCTGGTCGCGCCATGACCATCGCCAGGACTGAAGTGCTGACAGCGATCTCGGTGGGTCAACTTGCATCACTCCGCGATGCTGAAAAGGTCGTTGGTCCCATGCTCAAGATGTGGGTCAACGCTGGTGATGAGAGAGTGCGCGGCAATCCTGGCGGTAAATACGCCGACTCCAAAGCCGATCATTGGCGACTCCAAGGTGAAGTCGTGAAGTCTGCCGATCGGTTCTCTAATGGGCTTCTGCTTCCTCGTGACCTTCGAGGTCCGGCGAATGAGGTTATCAATTGCCGTTGCCGGATGGTGGCAGTATCCGCACAGGATGCGGAAGCGATTGGATTTGGCGACTTGGACCGAGAACATACGGAGGGGTGACAGTGCGAAATAAAGCAATGCTTGGAGTGTTCAAGGCCCAAGAATCAAGCAAGGGCGGATTGACGATTGAGGGATGGGCTAACAAAGCCATTGTCGACCGTGGCGGCGATATCATTCCCAAGTCGGCATGGGATCTTGAGAACTTCAAAAAAAATAGCATTATCCTTTTCAATCACGACAAAAATCAGCCAATCGGTAAAGCCGTGTCCATTGAACCACGGGACGAGGGACTTTACGTCAAAGCTAAAATCAGTGCCTCGGCTGATCCTGGAATCAGCAAAGTGAGAGATTTGATTAAGGAGGGCGTTCTCAATGCTTTTTCGGTGGGCTTTGACTCCATCGACGAGGCCAAG